AAACAGTTGATAGATCTAGACGCATATTCCTGCACCAAATTCATTTCATTGGATTTGCATAGGATAACTAACTTACTTTATCTTCCAATGAAAATTTTTGGACATGTAATCATGTGGACGCAGAACTTGTTGCCAGGATCATCTAAAAGTTATAGCGAGGTTCTCGAAGGGCAGCATGAGGATGTGACTCAGAACGTACTTACTTATTTACTTTGCAAGCTGGAAGACAGAGAAGGAACTTCAGCAGACATGTTGCAGGCAAGATATGCTTACATGGATTCACTAAGAGGTCACTCGTACATTTCACCTATGAAAATATTTGGTAAAATGTGTGAATTGCCCCGAAGCAGAATGCAAATCTACTACTATAATAGATTACATGAATGTTTGAAAGCACATCTTGAAACAGTTCCAGAAGTCCAAATAGTTGGGGCCGAAACTGACGGTCTGGATTCCATTACTGGATTGTACTCATGGGTAACAATGCAAGAAATGCCTAGGCTGAAGCTTGTATTGGACACATGCTACTTTGGAGTCTTCCACAACAAAGAGGAAGGCGATCAATTACATGGATATTTTAAGATATTTAGTAAAGTTATTAAGGAAGAATTGAAGATGCAAAAGGCAGAGCCAGAGAACATGGGTGAAACCTCAAAGCCGATCAATGAATTAAAAGATCACGAATTCAATCTTAATTTTGCAAAACTCATGGGTGAAAGATTAAGAGACCACTTGCAAAATCAAGTTGGGAACATAAAGCACTGGGTAAACACTGTAGTTTTATCAGAAATGAGTTTAGAGAATTTACTAGACATGGCCACATTCAAAGCATCAGCAAAGGACGTCAAGGACCTGAGTTACCAAACAAGGAGAGCAATGGAGAAAAATAAACAAAGAACTGTCGAAAGCGCAAAATGCTTGAAGAATGCGATGGACCTCCTTCGCGAAAATGACTGGCTAGGGCCGAACTTCTTGTGTTTCATAGGAAAACTGATAGAAATGCAAGAGGAAACACATCCAGGTCTGAGAGCATACTTGTTCAAGAAACTTCAATTAGGTGGTGTTCGTGAAATTTTCGTACTGAAGTTTTTATGCAGATTAATTGTGTACTTTGTTGAACTACTTTCACGGAAACTGTGTTCTCTAATTGACGGAGAGATGCAAACACACTCACATGACAAGCTGGCCAGGATAAACATGCACTTCAAGAAGATTAGGAAAAGCATGCATAAATTCTCACTCGAGAAAATACAGAGCTGTTACAATTCAGATGACAACACCACTTGGTGTCAGAGATTCGTCATGTCAATGTTTGGTGTTGTGTTCTCAAAGATTGTTGAAGGCCCTGTTCTTAGAGCAGTTTGCAAGATTTTCAACATGTGCTCGATGAAGAAACTTCAGCTACCAATGGAGCTATTGAATGAATTTGCTAACAAGCCTGAAATGAAATCAAGAGTGGATCCTGGTTTAAATGAACTAAAAGACCAGTTCTTTGGTATTGAGACAGGCAAGCAAAAGCTCATTGACCCGTACGGCACCATGTTGCATAACACATCCAACTTCATGCAAGGAATTTTTCATTACACCAGTAGCTTGATTCATGCTGCTTACATGCTAACAATCATAGATTTGGGAAATAGACTCGCAAGAAGCA